ATTGTAATTGAAGCACCGTTACTCGAAATGTCTAAAGCTGAAATTATTAAAGAGGGAGCTAGACTCGGTGTTAAGTATAAAGATACTTGGACTTGTTATTCAGATAGAAAAGATAGACTAGCAGATGCTACTACACCGTCGAGTAGTATGAGAGTCAAAGGGTTCGTAGATGCTGGTTTAAAAGATCCTATCACTTATATCCAACAAGAAAAGTTGGATAAGTTATACGAAGAAAATAATTGCAAAGAGTGCGCTTAAAGACCGTAACGTCTAAGCTCTTGTAACTGCCAGTGTGTCTTAGGCTTGTATTTTTCCGTAAAGGACTGATTTTTAACTTCTGTCTTTTTATTACGCTTATCTGAAGCTGCTTGCTCGGTAAGATATGCTGATGTATCTGTCTTATGCGACTCAAGCATTGGGCTATAGTTAAACTCTTCTTCGTCTTCACTAGTAAGCTTTTTCATAGCATGCTCTTTTTTATCTTTATTAACAAGATCGTTTAAAACATCTTCGTAATCAGTTGATGGTATATAATCTTCTGGCTGCTCTTTAGTTAAGAAGTGATCTAAGTTTTCTTGATCTTCATCAGGTCTATCAAACCACCCATGCTTTTTAGCTTTTCTGTATACACAGTTTTTAATGCCTTCAGGGTCAGGAGCATTGTGCGCATAAGCTAAAGCAGCCCGGGCTCTTTTTTCTGAATTAACTGGGTAACTACCTTCAGGAGCTCCCCCGGCCGGTCCGCAAAAATCATCTTTAGAAACATTTGGATAATCGCCTACATTTGACCCACCCGGCTTATCTCTAGCAGCTGCTTCATCTTCATTGTCTTCCTGCACTTCGTTTTCATTGGCAGCATAACTATCGTCACCTTCCATTCCATACATATCCTCTTCGTAATCTTCATCTGGAGCCATGACAACAACTACACTGTCACTAATCTTATCAACGTCTCTCTTTAACGCTGCTTCGATTTTATCAATACCATGAGCTGCAACTGCTTTAGCAAGTGGTGTATCTGGGTCAACTGAAAACTGGACCGTATCACCACTAATATCTAAACCGTCTTCGTTAGCATACTTAGAAACAATATTACCAACATCTTCAACACGTTCAGCATCTCTAATTTTAATCTCAATAAACGTAGTTGGGTCTTCTTTTGACATTTGTAAACTTTGAGCTAACTCAGACTCCGCCGCGTCCATTTGACCTACAGCATCTTCAACAGCATCACCAACATCTTCACCCGCTTTAATGTCTTTAGCTAATTCCAAAGCAGCTTTTTGTGCAGCATATTTTTCTTCTTTACCTCTATTCGTAGTAGCTCTATTAATATATTGCGCTAATCCGTCTTCAATCTCTTTAGCAATTTCATCCTTATTTTGCTCAATTACATCTACCTTATCATCTAACAGAGCTATAAGATTATCTTTTTTAGCCCTAAACCCAGCCCCTTTTTTAGCAGCAGCTAATTCATCATCACTAATTAGTTCTAAATTATACAATGCCGTTCTAATAAAGTTAATTGTATCAAGTGGCGCAGAACTAAACCCAGCTGTTTTTAAATCTTTAGTAATACCACTAAAAGAAGGGTGGTATTTTGCATAAGGCGACACCTTAGCCTCAGTAAGGAACTCAGACCTGTTGATTAAATCATTAAAGCCGCTAAAATTGTCGGTATAATCGAAGGAACTCATATAATATATTTATACCTATGAAGCTGAATTATAAGGATTTTAACAAATTGACTGAAAAGGAGCTGTATAAACTACCTGGAGTAGGGAGGACGACAGCTAAACGAATTATAGGCTTTAGGCCTTTTCGAAATAATGACGATCTATTTAAAGTTAAAGGGCTAGGTAAAAAGACACTTAAAAACTTTGGAATCGAAAAAACTAAAAAGAAAAAGAAAAAGTGGTTTACTATTGATGGTGTTGATTACCCGGATTACAGTCTAGCTAAAGACAAAAGATATGGTAACATTGATTTGTTTTGGAGGATACCTAAGGAGCATAGACAATCTATCGGTGAACCAAGTGCACATGTATTACGAATGAGAAAAATTTGTGAAAGAATTAGAGCTGAGGGACCTGAAGGTACTATGAGTAGATATGTTGATAATTCACATATGTGGGAGCCAGGATTTAAGTTTGATTGGGAAGATTGAATATTAGCTATCATATATTAATATAAGGTATGTGCGCTATTTTTGGGTCTTTTGATACTTCTATGTTTGAAGTATTGTATGAAGCGAACAAACAACGAGGTAACTTCGCTAGTAGTATAATAAGCTTATCGCCTGATGATCAGTTTATTCGTAAAAAGAAAGGCGATATTAATTTTGATAAGTATACTTACGAACCACAAACAGATTATTACTTAGGTCACGTACAAGCACCTACGTCAGCTAATCGTAAGTGGAGCTATGATACATCACATCCGTTTGAGTCGATGTCGTGGCTTGTAAGTCATAATGGTGTCTTAACTAACCATAAAAAGCTTAAAAAACAATATTGTAGCTTTATAGAAAATCCGGTTGATACTGCTGTTATAGTCAATTTACTTGAGCACTTTACGCAAAAGGTACAAGTAGATGAAAAACGGGTTGTACCGCAAAAAATTATTAAGAAGACATTAGAGTTACTAACTGGTACATTTGCTTTAAGTATAGTTCATTGTGATTCTAATGAAGTGTTTATTGCGAGATCTGGTTCTATTCTGCATTACAATAATAAAGGCGATTATTCGACAATGGGTGGACACGGTTTTAAGGAACTTCCAGAAGGTACTTTAATGAAACTAAACAATAAAACAAAAAGGTGGAACAAGGCCGGTAAGTTTACATTTAACTCACCTTTTTCTTTCGTATGAAAACATTTATATTTGCAGCAACTAAAGGAAAAAAAGAACAAACACTCCTGTATAATACTCTTAAACATGAAGCAAGCTGGATTCAAGAGGATAATACTAAATCACTAGCTAAGTGCTATAATAAAGCTATCGATTTTGCAATTGAAGAAGATATAGATAATCTAATACTGGTTCACGATGATGTAATATTAGAAAACTACTCAAATGAGAGACTTGATAATTTAATGCAAAAATTTGATGTTGTTGGTGTTGCAGGCACGACACAAGTAAAGTTACAGAGCCCGGCGCTATGGCATATAATGGGTGGTGGTTTCGGGTCTGGTAATCTACACGGTGCTGTAGCTCATGGAGATGGTAAGACAAAACATATGACTGCATTTGGACCTTACCCAAAGCGAGTTGTTTTACTCGATGGTGTTTTTCTCGCTATTAACAGGAAAGTTTTTGAAAAAATTAGATTTGATGAATCGTGTCCAGCAAAATGGCATTTTTACGATTTAGATTATACTATGCAATGCCATAAAGCAAAGTTTAAATTAGGAGTCGGAGACATTTTAATTACACATCAATCACCAGGTCTTAGTAACGTAACACAAGAATTCAAAGATGGTAGTGAGTGGTTTCTTAATAAGTGGAAAACGAAATAATCTATAATACTATTATATGGTGAGTAAGCTAGACTTAGATTATTTTGAAAATGTGCTTATTTACAAGTCGTTAACAGACGGTACATATCTTGCATCTGTAGCTGATTTTGTTGAACCGGACTATTTTAAGAATAAAGCTATAGCAAGTATCTTTGCTATTGTTAAAGACTTTTCTGAAAAGCGTAATAAGTTACCTACTGTAACAGAGATTAAGTCATATTTAGTTTCTGACGAACAAAAAAGTTCCTTCAAGGAGCTTGTTAAGTCATTTAACGACATCGATAAAAATCTAGATAAAGACGAATTGTATGAAAATACGGAACAGTTCCTAAAAGAGAAAGCTGTTTATCATACAATGCTCAATGTTGCTGAAGATGTATCGAGTGGAAAAGTTGATACGTCTGATGTTTTAGATAAATTTGAAAAGTCATGCAATATTAGTTTGGTAACTGACCTTGGGTTAGACTTATATACTAATATTGATACTCTTATTGATGATATAAACTCTGTTGAACGGCATATACCTAGTAAATGGGAATGGTTAGATGAATGTCTAGGTGGTGGGTTCCTTGAAGCTGGAAAATCTTTATACGTTTTTGCTGGCGAGACTAATATTGGTAAGTCGATCTTTCTTGGTAATGTAGCTCATAATATCGCTAGTGAAGGTAAGAACGTATTATTAGTAACCTTAGAGATGTCAGAATTACTTTATGCTAGACGAATTTGCTCTAATGTAACTAAGGTACCTATGAAAGAAATGGTCGGTAATACACCTGCTATTAAACAAGCAATTAAAGACGAAGAGGGTAAAATTTTTATTAAGGAATTTCCTCCTGCGACTATTACAGCTAACCAGTTAAAGGGGTTTATTAAAAAGTTTCAAGAACAAGGTATTAAGTTAGATGCGATTGTTGTAGACTATCTTAACCTAATGCACTCAACAATAGGTAATAACTCATATGAAAGAATTAAACATGTAACTGAGCAAGTTCGTGCAATGAGTTATTTGTTTGAGTGTCCTATTATTTCCGCTACGCAGTTAAACAGAGCTGGGTTTGATCAAGATAATCCGGACCTAGCAACTATATCTGAATCTATTGGACTAGCAGCTACTGCCGACGTCATTGTATCAATCTATCAAAACGAAGAAGATAGAGAATTAGGAATTATTAGATTAGGTATGATGAAGAATAGATACGGCCCTCGAGGGACTACCCAAGCAATGCGTATTAACTACTCTACTCTATCAATTGAAGAAGCAGATGATATAGAATTTGATAATGACGGTGATGATACCTTCAATATGCTGGCTGGCCTTGCACAATAAGGAACTTGTGGTAAATATATACAGTGAATATCCAAATATGGACTGATACCGATTTACACGGTGCTGGATCAGCATTAGTGTTAAAGTGGTTGTATAAAGATGCTGATACATTTAGTATAAATGATGTAACAGAATCAACTCTTACCGGTCGTTTTAAAGGAGCACTCCATACACTAGATCATTATGATAGAGTTTATATTGTAGATTTAGATCTAACCCCGGATCAAATAGAGCTTGTAGATAGAAATAATGTGGTTGTTATAGATAGTCATAAAAATCATGCAGCGCATAAACACCTATATCAAAAAGCTAAAATTATTATAGATGCAGATGAATATTCTTCTATTAAGATAATACATCAAAAATTTAAATCGCATTTATCTCACTTAACACCCAAACAAATTAAACTAATAGAGTGTGTTGAATCGTATGATTGGTATAATCCTGAAAGCAAGGATTCGTTAAAGTTAAATGCAATATATTACAATCTCAATTCTCCAAAGACAGAAAATTTTATAACCGCATTTGAGTCCGGATTAAGAGAATTTACAGTACATGAAAAAAATGCAATTAAACTTTACTTTAAAAAATTTAAAGACCAGTTAACAAGCGATACCTTTACCGGTAAGATTAAAGATTATAACGTTATCGCTACTTTCGCAAATTATGCAATAAATGAACTAGGCCACTACTTAATTAAAAAGCATAATGCCGATATTAGTATTATAGTTAATACTCAGGCTAAGACAGTATCGTTTAGAAGATCAAAATCATGTGACGCTGATGTAAGTATTTTAGCTCAAAAGCTATGTAATGGGGGAGGGCACGCTGCAGCTGCGGGAGGTAAACTAACTGAGCAATTTGCATCATTAACCAAACAATTTACCCCATGTTAAGTATACATACTCCAAAGGCTCCATCCAGCACACTAATAAAAGACGAAACAGAGCATTTATTGCTATGCTTTTGTACATTTTGCTCCCAACTTAAGGGTAAAAAGTTATCCCTACAAAACATTTTTATATTAGTATTACAAGAAGAAAAGATAAGGAACATTCTTAAACAACTTTTAACCATTGAAACTAACTTTGATGTAGTTAAACTATTTATAGACTTTGAACCATCGATTACAAAATCGAAATACATCACAAAGTTCCTTAATTCCCATTCTGATATAGATTTATGATTACTGAAAAAGAGAAGCATATATATAATAGTTTTTTATATGCGTCTCGTAAGGCAAAAAATAAACCAGTTCGCCTTAGACAGAATTTTGATAACATACAAAGTAAAGATGAAGTAGCTTTGAAGAAGCTTAACTTACTTTTATCAAAATACACTCATATAAACTACAGTGACTTTTTCATAGCGCCTTATAAGGTGTATGGACCGGATAATTACTTCGACCTATCTTTCTTTAATACAAGAAGAGCAATTAAATGTTATTCAATGTATTGTAAGGATAAAGAAACACAAGACCCGGATAGTGATGAAACTATCGATACATTAAAGGAATGTTTAAAATTTATTTACAATTACTGCGACGATAAAAAAATAACACTCCAGGAATATAAAACATATACCCCGGGAGTAGCTTCGGATCTTTTACCTAATAGTGCAACACCAGAAGTATTTTGGCATTTAAAGAACCACCATATTAATTTCTATACACTACACGCTCTTGATGTGGGTGCTGCAGTAAAGGGTATAGATACAGAAATATACAATTGGTTTATTCCCGACTTTACAGACTTATATTCAAAGACACGTATTAAATTTATAAGTTCCAAATCACTTAAGGAGAAAGCTAAAAAAGGATTAAAAATAATAGAACAAAAACTGTTGAAGTTTGGCTCTTAGTTACTATAATTATGACATGAGTACTTTTAATACTTCAATGTTTCAATCAATTAAAGACGCGTTAGCGAGCTCTGAAAGTAAGGGTTCTGCTACATTCAACGAAATTATGCAGACTAAGGTCGGCAATACGTTTACGGTAAGACTTTTGCCTTTTGCGAAAGATCCTAGTAAAACCTTCTTTCATTATTATAACCATGGATGGAATTCCTTCGCTACAGGACAATACGTACAGACGTTAAGTCCGCAAACTTTTGGTGAGCGAGATCCTATTGCTGAAGAACGCTTCAAGGTTCTTCGTACTGGTAGTGAAGAGGATAAAGAAAAGATGAGCGCTGTTCGTCGTTTGGAGAAATGGCTTGTTAATGTATATGTTATTGATGATCCTGTTAACCCGGATAATAACGGCAAAGTAAAAATTCTTCGATACGGTAAGCAGCTTCAAAAAATTATTACTGAAGCTATTGAAGGTGAAGACGCTGAAGAGTTTGGTCCACGTATTTTTGATCTCGGGGATGAAGGTGTTAACTTTAAGATTAAAGTCGAGCAACAAGGTGATTTTCCGACTTATGTTTCTTCAAGATTTACTACCGCTGGTAAAATTGATCTTTCAGAAGATCAACAAAAGGATATTTATGAGGGAGCGTTTAACTTATCTGAGGTGTTTACTCTTAAGACATATGACGAACTTAAGGAGATGTTCAATGAGCATTATTACTGTAAGACAGGAGAAGATGTAGATACTACACCGGAGACTTCAGCTCCAGTACCTAATGAAGCACCTACAGAGCCTGAACCAGTGGCTGTAGGTAGTAATGATTCAGTTGAGGAAGATATTGACGACCTGCTTAAGGATCTTTAATTATGAATGAAGCAATGACACCTGAAGAAAAAGCTGCAGTTATGCAGTTTATGGGTCAAACGTACGGTCATTTTCATAAACATGATCAGAATATTGTCGGAAATGCTGGTAACTTAAAACCCAAGTCTCAGGAAATGAAACAAGTGTTTGAGCAAACTGCGAGGATGCCAACAGTACACCCTAATCATCAACCTCAACCAGTTCCGCAACAAGCACCGCCGCAACAAGCACCGCCGCAACAAGCA